GCTCCCGCCGTCTGGCAGGTCACAGAAACGACTACGGAGCCGCCGGTGGGGATTGTGACGGTGTAGGGCAGTGCCCAGACGTTGCCTTGCGTGTGAGTGACAAGTCCGTTCGTGATAACGGTTCCCGAAACCCCTGTAATCGTCTCCGGGGCGGTCGAGTATGTTTCCGAGAGTCGCGCCAGTCCGTTCATCTTGACGATGCTGTCCAGGTCGGCTCCAACGGCTGTAATCGGTGACCGGGCATTGTAGGCAAGCTGCGATCCAAGATTGCAGTCGTAGGCCGCAAGAGCGTCAATCGAAAGTTCTTGATACTTCGCAGTGTCCGTACCAAGATAGACAACAGAGGGGTAGATGGCCCGGTACTGCGAGATGCGCCATGCAAGGATCGAGGCGTAGGACGGAATCACCATCCCCGCAACAGGGTCAATAAAAGGGGCAACGTAGGCCGGAACTGTACTCATTGAGTCACCTGTGCGCTCGATCCGGGCGCGTTTGTAATTACAATGCTACCAAACGCAGTTGAGACAATCGCCGTAAAGGTCGAGGCCATCGTTGCCGAGTTGAAGACATAGCTGAAATCGACGATGTTTGTCACATAGGGGCATCCGAGAATGGTCTGCTGAATCAGCAACATCACTCCCTGCTGACTGTTCGGTGAGCCGGTTGAGCCGATGAGCGATTGGAAGAGCGGGAACCCGATGGTCAGATTCTCCCACCACTCGCCGTACAGCAACCGCAGCGTCGTGTAGATTATCTGCGCGACGGCATCCAAGTCAGTCAGAAACACCGGCCCCGTTCCCGATTCAATGGGATCATTGTTAGGCTGCGAGTTCTGCTGCACGAGTATTGCCGGAGATCCCATTATTGTCCCTTTACTATCTGAGTAGATGATACAGTGGGCATCGTTGGGCCAGCGTACCCCTTAGACACAAGGAAGGGCTGCACGTTGGTCGTGTACCAAGTCAACCATGCTCCGTTGACCAGAGGCTGCGCTGTACCGCTATCGCCCAGCGTGACCACCGGAGCTATCAGGGTGATTCCCGTCTCTGCAAGATCGACCACAACCGCTCCGTCAACCGAGCGAAGTTGCGCCGATGTGGTCGAGTAATTTGGGATTGGATTCGGTTGGCTGCGCGGCCCAAACTCTGCCATCGCGTCACCGATTGCATGGCGAAAGATCGGGCCTCCAGGCTGCTGATTCACACCGCCATTCTGCCACCATAGATCGAACGCCATATCCTGAAATGACAACTCGCACTCATCTCCAATGGCAATAGGGAACGTCAAACAGAAGCCCCCTCCGTTTGGAATCTTGATTGGCACGTCATCCAAGATCGGAAGTGTAACCGGAGTAGCGGCACCTTTGACGCGCATCACTTCCTGAATTGCGGGCTGTACGGATACGGTCAACTTGACGGGGTCGAACGCCAACCCTTGCGGATTAGCTACAACAATCGCGGGCATGTGACACCGCAACTCGCACTCGAATTGATGCAGCGCAAGCATGATCGGTGCGCTGCGAACCTTGAGGCGATGCTGGATTGGAGTGCTAGGAAAACTCATCTCATTGTCCTATCGTCGTGCTGCGCGGGTCGTATGTAACGTCTGGGGTAAGTGCCTCGTCAATCATCGCAACCTTTCCGCCGATGCTGGTCAATCCGGTTATCTCAGTCTCCCACTGATTACCCCGACTGTCTCCGCGAAACTGTAGTCCATTTACCTGATATGTTCCCGCTGAATCGAGAATTGCCCTGTATCCTTGCGGGTCTTGCTGCAAACGACGGATGATCGAACTGGAGATATTGACCAGCATCGGCGGATTGACCGATACGCGCAGCCGGGGATCGAGCGCGACTACGAAGTTTACCCCGTTCTGAGTCTGTTGCGGGACTCCAAAGATACCAGTGGTTGATGTATAGGTGATTGTCACCTGATTGTTTGGGTCTTGCGAGAGAGTCGAGATCCCCAGACCAGAGGGCGAGTACCACGATAGCAAGCTGCTTGCCGTCACCATCCGAGATACAACCTTCATCGGATCGCCGAACACAGCGCGAGCGCGAGGCATCTGAGTATTCAGGCCAGGAATGTTATTTTTATGAACCACGGATGACATCGTAGAGGAAAGATTCGGGTCGAGAGTGATGGGGTTCTGTGCCCCCGCTGCCATCTTCGCAATCAGCCCAGCTTGCGTCATCTGCGGATCGCCACGCAGTACGCAGTAGTTTTGCAGTATCTCTCCTATGCCAGTGAAGCACATGAGAGAGACTTTCGAGTCGTACACGTCGGGACGTTCATAAATAACCTCATAGATTTCACCCTCGAAAATAATCCCGAATGGACTGCTTTGCTCTTGATACCCGGCGGCAAGCGTGACCAACGCTCCCTGCCCATAAGCGAGAATCGCCACGGCATCATCGGTCTTCAGATTGAAGAGGTCGATTCGCGCAGTCCAGATTCCCGAACTGTTGTCCAGGTATCCGCTCAAGCTGACCTCGAAGACAATCCGCATCGGCTCAGGGATGTTTCCTAGACCGCTAAACACATACTCCGTTCCGCCCACGTTCGGCGGTGGTTGAATTGTCAGACTCCACTTGCGCCCCATCATGGGAATCTGCGACACCGGATTGTATGGGTTCGCGCTCATATCGCAGTGTTGTCCCATAGAAGGACGAACGATCCTCCAAGTTCGTCTGCATTCGGGTAGTCATCCGGCACGTTGCCGAGACTCAAAACGTATGCGCTCCCGATCTTGAGATAACCAAATTGAGCGAGAATATTTGACGCAGGCCACGCGCCGGTGATGAGCGGGATAGATGATAGTAGGAGATTCCCAGCCGAATCCGATACCGACATCACCCAGTATTGCGCCATCTCGCTATAGGTGATGAATAGCGTGAGGCGCAGCACGTTCCCATCGACACTCAGGGAGACATTGAGCGTCTGGTTTGGAGCATTCGTAATGGGGATGATTTGCGCCATTAGAGTGCGTTCCACATATCTTTTAGGTTGCCCATCACATTCTGCCATCCCCAACTGCTTTCCGGCCCCGCGATGCCATTGTTTACGGCTGGAGTTGCAGCGGCGGCGGGAACACTCGCGCCGATAACCTTTCCTGTAGACTGCTGAATTGTCGCTGGTGAAGGTGCTCCCGTAGAACTTGACGGCATCCCCTGTTGCGCCGTCACTCCTGCGGGAACTGGCGTGGGGTTGGTCTGCCCTAGCGTCGTCGTGTCCGTCGTCTGCTGTCGTGCGCTCACCGCTTGGCTTGCCACGCTGAAGAGAAATATCTGCTGAAACTCTACCGTCGCCTCAAGCCCGTAGCGCGTCTTCACAGTATCGAGCGGCTGCACGTCAATGATGAACATATTGGTATAGGTCATCAACCGCGTCGTCACAGTGAGAGGAACGCGAGCGGCACGGAGATTCGATAGCGTCTGAAAACATGAGATAGACTTCGACTGATTGCCGACCCAGCAAGGCGTTCCGTTGGGTGAGAAGTCAGGCAGCACGTCCGTCATCTTTACATCCATGATGAGGTGTGCGGGATCAAGATAGGCGTGATCGGTGACGTTCGCTCCATCTTGAATCGGGTGTGAAGTCATCCGCAACTTCTGTGAGTGCGAGAGACGCATCACCCCGTCGAAGACAAGGTACTGCGGCTGTGCTGCTGGAGACGTTCGCACAACGGGAGCCGCTACCTGATTCCCCGCGTTATCGACAATCTGCGAGCTAACCTGTTGCGTGTTGGTGATGTAGTTTGCTGGAACCGTAAGCATGGTCAATGCTGGTGCGCTCCACTGCGGCGGGCGAAACTGCGTATCGAGTCCCGCGACCGTGCCGAGCAACGCCTGATTACCAGCCGCCTGTTGCGCTTGCAGAGACTTTGAGTAGGCGTAGACAATGATCTCCCCCGCGCCAAGCATTGCGGTGGATGCGACCTGCGGGATTGCGATGCCGCCCATTCTATTGGTATGCCCCGTTCAATTCTGCCATCTGCTGCTGTACATGCTGGTCGAGTCCCTCGCGTACGCCCTTCTTTATCGCCGCCTGGTGCTGCTCAGGAGTGAGGCTCGGCGCGGAGTTCACCACGATTGTTCCGATGGTAACAGTGCCGAATCCCTTACTATAACGGTCAACTCCCGCCGCATAGTTCGACTCCGAATCCTTGCCGTAGTACGTTCCCGATGGAGTCTGTAGAGAACGCGCGAACTGGTCTGCTGTCACCGCAGAGCGGATTCCGTTCTGGACATATCGCTGCGCGTTCAGCGTTGATTCGTAACTCTTCTCATAATCGAGAACGGACTGGAAGTTTTGGTATGTATCTGTGCCAGGAATCTTGATGCCAGAGTAATTGTTTGTTCCCGCGAAGCTCTTGAACCCTCCCGTCTCAAATCCCATCTGGCCATAGATTAGGTTTGCCGGTACGCCTGTCACCTTCGATACGTCAATCGCAATCTGACGCGCATTGTCTGGGGCGTTTCCCTGTACAGTGGGAAGTAGAGTACCCGATGCGCCAGCAGAAAACGACTTCATCTGCCCCATGAGATTGTTGAAGAAGTCCGTCCCGCCCGCACCGCTCTTATCGCCCCATAGATCAAAGGTAGTGTTTCCGTTCTTATCGACGTGCTGCGTGAAGTCTGGAAGCTTGTGTTCTTTCAGTCCATGAACCATCGCCTCTGCAAGCCCGACTGTTACTTGTTCGGCAATTATCATTCCTTCGATTAGCTTTGCTATCCATCCGACTACATCCTCAACTGCCGTAGCGAACTGACGGAAATTGGTAGTCTGCGTCTCAAGAGAATTATCACCCGCAAGCAGTCCAACGGTGGTAGTGAAAGCGTGGGCAAGATCGTAGATGACTTCTGCGGTCTGTTTTGTGATCTGCCAAAAGTCCTCCAAAACTGGGATGATGTCGGTGCTGAACTCGTCTGACCATTTAGGCATATTGTCCAGCACAAAATCATTCAGCCGCTCAAGCTCAAGAATGATCCCGCCCTTGCCGAATCCGAGCTTTTCGAGAAGCTGCGAGACGAACGCCATGCCGAAGTATTCGCCCTTCACTTCGAGCCGCTGAAGCTGAAAGGTTACATCGCGCACCATCTGTTGCTGCTTCTCATACCCCGGCCCCAGCACGGCGGCAAGCTGCTTCTGGTCTTCGATGA